GTGAAAGAATCTATTGCACAAATATTTACCTTACTAGGTTTCTTTATAGCTTGGTTTACATTAACTGGAACAGCACAAGATATTGTAGGTATAGCGATAGTCGTATCTATAATTATTTGGTTATTGACTATCAGATTGAGAGACTAGTTATGGAATGCTGCGGAAGCGGATGTTGCGGAGGTAAATAGTTTACCTATGGCTAGGGAAAAAAAAGTACGAAAAGGTTTATCAACTTGGGCTAAAATCAAACAAATATTTTGGCGTATGTTGGCGACTTTTGCTGCTAATGGTTTAGCGACTATTGGTGCTGGTACTTTAGTAGGTATCGAAATAATGGATGCCATAATCCTAGCCGGTACGCTTGGGTGCGTTAAGGTTGCAGAAGACCTATCAAGAGCATACTTAGACGATGGAAAGTTAACTTTAGAAGAAATAAATGACGCATTTAGTAAAATAGATAGGACAAAAAAATGACAGATCACAAGAATAACGGTTTCACACAAAAAGAAATGTTGATGATGATTTTAGAAGGTCAAGATAAAATCAACGACAGAATAGATGACCTTCACGAAAAAACTAACACAAAAATTTCAAGAGCAGAATTAAGTGGTTGGGTAGTAGCTCTTTCAGCTATACTAGTCATTGGTCAATCAATGATGTGAACTGCCCTGTTTGTCAAATTCCCCTACTAGAGATACACGCTGGACTATACTGTTATAATAAAAAGTGTATTGTTTATAGACAAAAAGCAATAGCTTGTTGTGAAGGAGGAGAAATTGCCGGAGAAAGCTGCAGATAAAAAAATAAAAAGAAATCTAGAACACGCTGCTGCAATGATTATGTGTTGGATTCCCAAAGAAAAAAGAAATCAATATTTAAACTATTTCTATTCTTTGTTCAATGATGAGTAAAATATATATAGGCATTCCTGTAATACACGATCAAGAATTTTTTCATACAATAGAACATTGTTTAGAACAAGCTGATAATCCTAGTGACATACACTTTGGTGTTTATGCATTATGTCAAAATGAGTTTTGGGAAAAAGGTTTGTACAACTTTTCTTTACTACACAATATGTCTTTACTTACTGAAGAACTTAGTTGGAAAAATTTAGGAATAGGTAAAGGAAGAAAAAAAGCTGGTTCAATGTACAGAGGAGAAGAGTATGTTATGTCAATTGATTCTCATACTTTATTTGGTAAACACTGGGATACTATTTTAAAAAAAGAAATAGATATATTTAGTGACAATGTTATATTTACTGGTCTTGCAGGTCATTTTCACTCAGACGGAGAAAACAGATCTTTTGATCCACATCAATCAAAATTAGGATATCCTAAATTTACAGGACAACAGTACAAATACGGAACTGAAGAATACTTTACAATGTACCCTGAATATATAGATATACACGATTATGACGAAAACGGAGTAATGAAGTGCTTACTTTGGAATGGTAACTTTTCTTTTAGTAAAAATAATTTTTTTGAAGATTTATCAGATTTACCAATACATACAGAACATTGGATACAAACAGCAGAATTACTTCATAAGGAATACACATTACTAACTCCTTTGTTCGATCAACCAACTGTTGCTCACCTTTATGAAGATAGAACCATACTGCATACACATAATGGAAAAAGCAGATGGACATACAATAATTATCTAAAACCATACGAATTAGTTCAACATCAAAAATTAGATTATGTAGATATTTGGGAAGATTACAAATCAAAACACACAGATAAGGTAAAATTATTAGAGAAATACACAGGAGTGAAAATTGCCTAGATACGATTATAAATGCCTAAATGGTAAATGCGAACAAGTGTTCGAGATAACTCATAAAATAACTGAAGATCCTTCCATTAAGTGTATACTTTGTGAAAGTCCAACCAAAAGACAAGTTTCTAAAAATGTAATGTTTGAAACTCCTGTAGATGTTGAGTGGGATGGAGATCCTAGTGATTTAACTGAAAAATCTTTCAAACAGTATAATGAAGCTAAGAAAGTTAAGTACAAATGGTAACGCGTTACTAACTCATATAGATAAGAGGAGATAAGAAGAGATGAGATTAGATGAGATTAGATTATATAATAAAGAAAAAGCATTTAGAAGGGGTGTCATATGGTAAAATTCATTAGTCGGTCTTCCACTCCGACTTCCTCCCATCAATGGCTATCTTAGGATAGCCATATGTCAGATAACACTTTATATATTCCAAAGCTACCTTCTTTACATTCTGCACAGCAACAAGTCTTTGATTCTGATGCACGTTGGAAAATTTTATGCGCAGGTAGACGATTTGGTAAAACAAGACTAGGTGTTCAGATGTGTATGGAAACAGCACTTAGAGGTGGCAGAGCTTGGTGGATTGCTCCTACTTTTGCTATTGCTAGAGTAGGTTGGAGAGACATACAAGCAACAGCACAATCTTTTCCTAAAGAAATAGAACCAGAAATATCTATTGCTAATATGGAGTTTACATTAGCAAATGGTGGTCAAATTGCTGTTAGGTCAGCTGACAACCCACAAAGGCTTCGAGGTGAAGGTTTAGATTTTATTGTTATGGATGAGGCTGCTTTTGTTAAGCCTGAAGTTTGGGCTGAGGTATTGAGACCTACTCTTACTGAAAGAAAAGGATCTGCTTTATTTATTAGTACACCTATGGGGATGAACAACTGGTTTTATAACTTATGGGAAACAGCTGAAAATGCAGATAATTGGGAAAGGTTTAGATTTTCAACTTACGACAATCCAAGAATAGATCCTGATGAAGTTGACCAAGCAAAAACAGAAGTTGGTTCTATTGTTTTTGCGCAAGAATATCTTGCAGAGTTTGTAGAAGCTGGTCAAGGTATGATTAAACCTGAATGGATGCAATATTGGTCATATGACGAAAGTGGTAATTATTTATTAAATGGACAGGTTTATGACAAAAATGAATGCACAATATTTTTAGCTACAGATATAGCTACTTCTGTTGAGGAAGATGCAGACTATACTGCTATAATAGCTATTGCTTTGACGAAAGATAACAAAATGATTGTTGTCGATTGTTTACGTGAAAAGTATGAAGGACCAGATATATTGACTGCTATTAAGAAAATGATTGATAAACATCAAGCTGGATGGGTAACTATGGAAAGACAAGGATTCCAACTTTCTTTAATCCAAATGGCTAAACGTCAAGGAATGCGTGTAAAAGATGTTAAACCAGATAAAGATAAAGTAGCACGAGCATTGACTTTATCTGCTAGGATGGAAGCTGGAGATGTCTATTTTAAGACAGATGCTCCTTGGCTCGATGCTATGGAAAGAGAGTTATTCACCTTTCCTGTTGGAGCCCACGATGATATGGTAGATGCACTCGGGTATGGTATCCTGAACTTGAACGAGCGTAGACAATGGACAGCTTACTAGTTTAGGAGATGAATGGCTAACGAATTAAATGCGTTTCAAAGATTTACGAAACGATTAACTCCATCAGGACGAGACGAGTTAAAAAGATTAAATTACAATCAATCACTAGCATCAGCGCTAGATAGATCTGTATATGGATACAACACACAATCAGGATATTTTCCTTCAGATAAATTAGAAGATATTGGCAATGGTTCCGGGAACTCTGCAGTAGCCGCTTGTTTAAGTGTATTAGCTACAGCTTTTGCTGAACCTAGATTACAAGTATTTCAAGAAGATGATGCAGGTCAAGATGTTCAATTATCTAAACATCCTATATCTAAATTATTTAAAAGACCTAATCCTTTTATGTCTGGAGCAATACTTTCACATTACTTAGTTTCTTCTATGAGTGTTGAGGGTGATGCATATCTTTATAAGAATAGAAATAAAAATGGACAGGTTATTCAACTAGTTCCTTTAATGCCTTCTTATATACACGCAAAAGGAAATACAGAAAAACTTATAACACATTACGAATATACACCTAATACAGACACAGTAGACATTCCAACTAATGACATAATTCATATTAGAACAGGTGTAGACCCTAATGATCACAGAAGAGGTTACGCTCCTATAAAAACAGTTTTAAGAGAAATACTTGGAGATGAAGCTGCAGGTCAATACTCTACTGCTTTATTACACAATATGGCAATCCCCGGAGTTATATTATCTCCATCTGGTGATGCAATGGGTGGACCAACAAGAGAAGAAGCAGAAGCTATATCTGAAATGTACAAAGCAAAATTTGGTGGAGAAAATAGAGGACAACCAATGGTGTTGACAGGTGCTATGAATATAGATGTTGTTTCATTCAGTCCTTCAGATATGAACTTAATAGAACTTAGAAGATTACCAGAAGAAAGAGTTGCAGCTGTAATGGGTGTTCC